ACCTTTGTATAATACTTTAAAGAATGGTTCGATACGATACGCTAACCAGTTTGCTGATAATAATGATATTTCAGTTGCCTTTCTTAAACCATCTCCACCCATCATGCGAATATACATCCAACTAATTGATAAAATAGATGCACTACCATATTCAGATGCTGATACTTTTTGATCAACAAAAGGTGTTAAATGTTCTGCAACACCAATCGGACCGACACCAGGACCGCCACCACCATGAGGAATACAGAATGTTTTATGTAAATTCAAATGACATACATCTGCACCATAATCACCAGGTTTTGCAAGTCCAACTTGTGCGTTCATGTTTGCACCATCAAGATAAACCTGACCACCATTTTCATGTACAATTTTACAAATCTCTTTGATAGAAGTCTCAAATACACCATGAGTTGATGGATATGTAATCATAATACAAGACAACTCAAACGTATTCATAATCGCTTGTTTTGTTAAATCTTTCATGTCGATGTTTCCATCATCATCACATTTGATAGGAACAATTTTCATACCTGCCATTACTGCTGATGCTGGATTTGTTCCATGTGCACTTGTAGGAATTAAACATACATTTCTTTTATCATCACCACGACTTCTATGATATTCTTGTATTGCAAGAAGACCTGCATACTCACCTTGTGATCCCGCATTTGGTTGTAATGATATAGAATCAAATCCTGTAATCTCACATAACCATCCTTTTAAGTCATTGATAATAATATCATATCCTTCAGTTTGACCTCTAGGTGCAAATGGATGCATGTTTGCAAACTCAGGCCATGACACTGGCATCAATTCTGCTGCTGCATTTAATTTCATTGTACAACTACCGAGTGGTATCATACCATTTACTAATGAAAAATCTTTTTGAACTAACTCATTGATATATCTCATCATATTAGTTTCACTATGATACTTCGTAAATACATCTTGTTGCAACCAAGGTTTAGTTCTCTCTGGTATGCTCAACCATTTATAATTTCCTACAGATTCAACTACATGCTGAATAGTATCCCACTTATTAACTAGATCTTGTTGTGACCATATAATCTCTTTTACTTCTTGTAATGTAGTAAGTTCATCTAATGTTATCAATGTATACCCATCTTCATATCTAACATTATATCCTTCTAGTGCAAGGAAACTTTTAAATCTAATCGTATCAAATCCTTCTGTTCTATCAACCTCGATTCCCAACCATGTCAATGCCGTCATCAACACTTCTCTGTAAAGTAATATTCTCTTTGCAATTTTTCTAAGACCCTCTGCTCCATGATATGCAGCATAAAAACCAGACATGTTTGCAAGTAATGCCTGTGCCGTGCATATATTACTTGTTGCTTTATCTCTGCGAATATGTTGTTCTCTTGTTTGTAGTGCTAATCGTAATGCTTTATTACCTTGACTGTCTATTGACTGACCTACAATTCTACCAGGTATCTTTCTTTTATACTTATCAGTTACAGCAAAGAACGCAGCATGTGGCCCACCAAATCCCATTGGTATACCAAACCTTTGCATACTACCAACTGCTATATCAAATCCCATCTCTCCTACAGGTTTCATCAATACCTGACACATAGGATCTACAACTGCAATCTTCATACACTTATATACATCTGCGACTCTGAGTAATGGTTCATAGTAATTTAATTTACCATGATTATTTGGCATTTGCACAAGAACTCCAAATGCTTTTTCAACATCTTCTAATGGAACATCTCCACTTAAATCAAGTTCTAATATTTTGATTCCTAGTGGATGAGCTCTTGTTTCTAATACTGCTAATGTTTGTGGAAATACTTTGTTATCAACAAGAAATACATTTTTCTTAGATGCACTATGAGCAAGTAACATTGCTTCAGCAGCTGCCGTTCCCTCATCTAACAAAGATGCATTCGCAACTGGTAATCCAGTGAGTTCTGTAATTAGTGTTTGATAATTAAATAATGCTCCTAGTCTACCTTGTGATATCTCTGCCTGATATGGTGTATAAGATGTATACCATGCAGGATTTTCAAATACATTTCTCTGTATTACTGGTGGTGTAATCGTGCCATAATATCCCTGACCAATCAATGATCTTTTGACTTTATTTCTTTCTGCTAATTCTTTTAATTCTGTAAGTGCTTGTTGTTCACTACATCCATCAGGTAATTTATTATCACCTCTCAGAAGTATAGAATCAGGAACTATCTGTCTAACAAGTTCATCTATACTTGAAAGACCCAAATCGTTTAGCATTTGAGTCTGTTCTGCCTCTGATGGGCCTATGTGTCTAGAAATAAATTCTGTCATGAAAGTAATTCGATTCTTTTATCAATATAGGCTTTTGCCTTTTTGAGATCGGTTAACTCATCTTCTTTGTGACCAGCCCGACATACATATTTAATCACGTTGCCAGAGAAGAAATCTAATCCTTGATCAGCAATAAAATCCCATACTTGAATTTTACCACGCTGATAATGTTTTGGTGAAATTTTGTTCATCTTATAATCTGAATGTCATCATCTTGTGACCAGAGTTCGACCTTATCTCTGAATCTACCATCTCTTTTCAGAGTTTCATATCTCTTGGTTGCTTTTCGCTTCCACCAAGAGATGATGTTATCCAAATAGAATTTATCCCAGTTTTGACCACGAACTAATTTATCTTGATCACCACGAATAACTTCACGAACATTACCATAACCATAATCAGATATATAAAATCTTTTCTTTTGTGTAAGACCAAATGCCATTTCAATTACAGAATTAAAGTGTTGTAATTTATTCTCATCTTTCAATGACTTCTTAATACTTGCGATCATTTTAGATTGCCTTTTCATTTTCTTAGAAGATGCTTTGTTATCTGTCAAAGGTGTATTGTTATTAAGCAAAGTAAAACGATCATGTAGTTTATGAAAAACTCTATCGTGTAATAAAGGTAGAAACTTACTCTCTGTCAATCCTTTGTATCTAAAGAAAGGTTTTAATCCATCATACTGTGATGCTGATGTAGTAGAACCATATAGAGATGTAGTCTCAAACAATGCAATGTCTTTCTCAAATACTTTATTAAGTGTTTCTCTTGCAAAGTGTGATACACAAAGAAGTGCAAGTAATTTACCACCAAGAAAATTATAACCAAAAGGTTGTGAAGGAACAATCACAAATCCCATGGCTGTATGACGATTCAACAAAGAAAGATTTGCAGGTTGACCCAACCATAAGTTTCTTGGTTTTGAGTTGATAGTAGGAGATCCAAAACGTATGAATCCTACAATCTTCTGTGTTCTCTTTTCATATACCATCCAACGTAATTCTCTACCAGGTATATTACTTTCATTATTATGTGATGAAACTGCTGCTAGTAAATTCTTATAGTGATCTTGAGGTAATGAATCTGGAAAACGATCCCCTATGAATCGAATCTCAAACTCCATCTCCTCTGGTGATATATCTTCATTAAAAAACTCATCCTCATGAGACATCAGAGGATTTGTTTTAGGAACAAGTTCCCTTTTAACAAAACGAAGATAATCTTCTATAGAAGTAAAGTTGCCAAAGTAATTAATAAATTCATCAGCAGCCCATGTAGCATCTGCTTCACTAATAATCATTTTATAATGGTCATACCATAGTCATCAGGTGTAGGAACAGGCATATAATATCCACCCCTGTCAGGTATCACAGGAGTACGTCTTATTGGTTCTTGCATAATGTCAATAGTTTCATCAAACCATCTATCTAAAGATCTTGCCATTTGTCTGTAACCAGATCCAACATAAAATTGACCTGATACTACCATCACTGTAGCAGCACCCCAAAACCAATAATAAAATCTTGATTTCATTTGTGCTCTAATCTTTTCACGTTTTCTCATAAATTTGTTAGTCATCATGATCCTCCCATGGATCTAATAGATCTTTGTTAGCAAAGAATCCTTTGTATACACCATACCCTGCTAAGAGTATAGTAATTACTGCTATTGATATACCAAATGTGTAATCTGGATTTAAAGTAAAGTGTGGTATGAGTGTTTCATTACACTTTGCAATTTTATCTGGATCACTCCATGTGCCAGGTAAAGTATATATTGGTGGGCAAGCAGAAAAAATCATTTAAAATTCTCCATAAGAATAAGAGCAACCATAACTCCAGAACCTAGGCCTGATAATAGCAGAAGAATGCCGATTAATCCAAATATATTCATTTGAATTCACATTCCACCATAATTTCAGTTAGTGCTGCTAATAGATTTATCTCCTGATCGGCTACAAATGCTATTTGATATTGGTATTTCGCAATAATTAAAACAGCAGCAGGTATGCTATTTGGAACTAGTGTTTCATATAGACTATCATACAAACGACGAAATAACACAGAACCATCGTTATCTAAATTATCAACAACCCATTTACGAACTTCTGGAAAGTTTTTATTTTTAAGATTTGCAATTAAATTATTTACAGAGACATCCGAAAAAGTTGCAAGAATACCAGAATCAATCTTTCCACCAACTGAATATCTTTGACACTCATTAAGAACTCTTCTCCAATCAGGAAAATGTTTATTAATAATCTCTGCTAAAACTTTAGCATCATAAGGTATCTTTTCTATATCTAATATCTGCTGTAATCTTTTAAAAAATAATCCTGCTAGTTTTACTTTTTCTTTACCCTTAATAGAAAACTCAACAACACTGCAGCGTGAATGTAACGGTTCAATAATCTTGTTTTTATAGTTGCAAGTGAAGATGAATCTGCAGTTGCCTGAGAACTCCTCAATAGACGCTCTGAGAAGGAGCTGTACGTCGGAAGTGGTATTGTCTGCTTCGTCAATGATGATGACTTTATGTTTCGACTCGCTGCTAAGAGAAACGGTAGATGCGAAGTTCTTCGCGTTGTTCCGAACAGTGTCGAGAAACCTACCTTCATCCGATCCATTAATGACATAAAAATCAACTCCTAATTCTTTACATAATGCTTTTGCCACCGTGGTCTTACCAATACCTGGTGGGCCTGATAGCAACATGTTTGGTATCTCACCTTGATCTACAAAATCTTGAAATGTTTTTTTGATATGATCGGGAAGTATACACTCATCAATTTGTTGGGGTCTGTATTTTTCAACCCATATAAAGTCACTCATTAAGTATATCCTTTTTGGATTTTCCAATCTGCATACATCCTACCAAAGACCATGCCCTCATCTGTTTTGATAGCATCTCCCTTTAGGATTTGTTTCTCTCTGTCAGAAAGGTTTTTGTTCATGGTAAGATATTCCTTCTCCCATTGTAGGATATCTTCTATCATTTGCCTATTCATAACCAATTCGGTTTGCGGGATGGGTCACGAAGATAATTAGATGCAACCCAAGGTTTGCTGCTAATGTAATTCTTGTAAGCAGTAAAAGTGTCAATGCTTGTGTCATATTTAAACTCATCGGGCATTGCTCGTGTGAAGGATGTGGGTGGTGGGCAGGATGGAAACATAATATCAGCACACTCAATAGTATGTTGACAACTATGAACCTTGTTGTACCTGTGTGTATATTCTGCACACAATGCAAGACCATGTTCTATTAACCAATAGAAGTTAGTCTGTGCCCAGATAGTACAAGGATGATTACGGAATGCACCTTTGTCTGTCTTGTATGGTGTGCCATCTAGTTTTGGTAGTGTGCCAAAACCATGACCCCACTTCTCTGATGCAACAATAGATAACATTTGACATGTCTCTAGTGGCATCTTGACAATGTGCTTGTCAGGTAAGCACTGTGCGGAAACTATGGGGTCAGAATCAGTTACGAATATGTTCATAAGATGGTCTGGTGTGGTGGTCGTTCCAATGACGGATGTTACCACCAATAATAAAACAGTTAGTTACTACTAATTGTAGCATAATCAGAGATCTTATGCAACAGATGATGTCATCATACTCTTTTGTTGTCTCATCTTGAAAAGAACCGAGTGCATATTTCCATATTTTCCATAGTTTCCTCATCTCTTTCTGTTCTTCCGCTTCTTCTTGGTAGGTTTGAACACACCAAGTGAATTTAGGAGGAACATTGTCACAACTGTCCAAAATATTATATACCAAGCATTCATTCTTCCGTGTCCTCCGCTTTAAATACTAATAATTCATCACCATCTTGCACCTCTTTCATCTCTGGATGCACTGGTCTCCGTGGTTTCTTCACATCTTCTAATACAGCACCTGTCATCTTCCACATAAATGCGAATGTTGCACCTGTTATTGATGCAAACATAATACCAAATATGAATATGGTTACGTCATTCATAGGTCTTCTAGTCTAGGTTCTACCCAATGTTCTGTGTTATCAATTCCTGCTGCCTTGACATACCGCATGATGTGATCATCTATCTGATGATAGATTGGATGCAGATCTAAATCCATGTTAATATCATGTGCTATCTGTGCCACTTGTGCTTCAGTTAAGCAATG